AGAACTTAGACGACGTTCCGGTGCTCCGAAGTAAAACACGCGATCAAACACAGGAAGCCACGACTGAAAGGCGCGCATCTGGTTGAACGCGATTTGAGATGCTTCCGAGAAAGCCCGAAACGACGATACGGCAATCACCGCTTTGGTCGCATAATTACGTCAAGCTGGCTTTCCTTGAGCGTGTGCCGCGCATCCACGAACTGCATTTCGTATCCGACACTCTCTAAGATGTCCAGCACCGTTGCCTTCGTGTAACCATAATGACGTAGGGCGCTGTCGTTGAGTTCGACGAACAGAGTTGGCTTGAACTTTGCAATCGTATCCAACGCGCCGCGAATCACATCCGGCTCGCATCCTTCAGCGTCAATTTTGATGAATCGGCACGAGGCCAGCGCAATGTCGTCCAATCGGCGCATGAGCGTGTTCCCTGGACGATCTTTTTCAACGCACACAGTCCCCATGTTTGTGTCAGTTGGAGTGCGTAGCGCAACCGTCATGTAAGCATTGCCAAGGGCGCAGTTGTGCAACTCAACTTGCGGCAGGTCGCGGCAGTTTACGGCGAGACAAACAAACGACGGCAAGTATGGCTCGAACGCCAACACCCGGCCCGATCCCCCGACCTTCTTGGCGTAGGAAACCGTGTGCGTGCCGATGTTCGCGCCGACATCAACCACGGTGTCGCCCTCGTTGAACAATGGCAGGATGTGCAAAGGCACCGTCTGGTCGGTGACGATTGTCTTTGCCTGCTCAACCCATGTGCTCATGTGGCTGTCGTTTGGCAGCACGGCGAGCGTGTAGCTCTCTGCGTCTTGGATCAGCTTAATCATTTTATGTAGAACCAGGACGAGCACGGCGTCACGGTGAACGTGATATTGCGCTCTTGGCACCATCTCAAAACCGCAGTATCCACATCGCAACAAGCCCCGCCTTCATGGTCGTTCTTGAAATCGTGCCCGCCGATCAATCCTCCTGGTCGGATTTTTGGAGTCCACGCGTCGAGGTCCGATAACACATTCCGATAATCGTGTGCGCCATCCAGATAAACGCCGTCCAATTGACGATTGCTGAACTGCTTTGCCGCAGTCAGCGACAACATGCGAACCAAAGTTGCCCTGGAATCCTGTTCGGCCAATTGCCTGCATTGCTCGTACCAATCATCGAACGGAGCGTTTTGATTGGTCGCTTCAAGATAGTCTGATGGGTCTTGCCGCGCCCAAGGGTCCACCAGATACAATCGGCGACCTTTCCATGTGCTCAGAATCTTGGCGGCAAACCGCCCTTCGGCAGATCCAACCTCAACAAACTCGCCGAGCAAACCGCGCTCGTTTAGCCAATAGCCAAGCATGTCCCGGTGCGTGAGAGGTGCGACCGTGTTCATAGGCCAAGTTCGCTGAACACCTTTCGCGGTGTAAGGTTCAAGCCGAATGGCGTGCTCTGCGGCTTGTCGATTGGACTGTGCGACCAGAACTGAATCAACTTGTCTGCCGGGCGTGAATCCTTCGCCACATCAATCCAATGATAGGCGTCGTGGTGCTCGAACCACGCATAAGCGCCGATAACATTGTGCTCGCTGAATCCCCACGGGAAGTCGGCTTTTCTCGACAGCACATAATCGTCAAACGATTGGCTGTGCAGTTCTCTGATGCGCTCTCGCAGTCCTGGGTAAACCGCGATGGGATTGACCTGCGGATGGCGGCGCATGAACTCATGTGAAATGAGTCGCTTCAGTGTGTTCTGCGTCGGCACCTGCCACGGGTTGTTGGTCAGCCGCGCATAAGACTCCATTAACATCACCGGCTTACCATCCACGAAGTAATCTTCGGGCGCGACTGGTTTGCTAAACACACAATCGCTATCGGTGTGCAACACAAAGTCCGATCCCTTACACCACAGGTCGGCATGGCACTTCATTACCTGATGGTGCAGGTGCCATTTGGCTTTGTCTGAGTCGCGCGCGTAGGTCGCTAAATGACATCCGGCTGGCAGTGCCAAATATCGGAATCCGTTGACTTCCTGCTCCGGTACAAGGACGACGGTCTCGTGGAAGCCGGTCGCGAACTTGGTTATGCTTCGCAGACAATACTCAAGCCACGGTAGGTCTTGCATCCAACTTACGATCAAGATTGAGACTTTCATTGAGGCGCTTTATCAAACTGCCATCTTTGCATCGGTGCATCAGGACGGTGCTATCGGGTATCCAACGCTTAACATCTGCGATTGATTTGAAATGCGGCGGGTTGCCTGTTGTGGCGTGTGGCCGATCATTAATCAAACCCCAGAAATGAAAAATCAGGTCGCTAGCATCGTGACAATCCGCAATCATCTCGTCGCGCATCACGTAATCCCATGCTTGATTGGTCGCAACCATCGCTTTTGGGCAACGACTCGCGGTATCAGGCGGGTAAATGGCGACTCCGTTGCAATGCCCCATGTGCGGAACGATAGCCCCCATGAATGCTTTGCCGCACTGCGCGTAAGCTACGTCAAGTTGTTTCAACCAATCAGATTTCAGAGGTATTGCGTCGGCTTCAAGCCATAACCACGACGACGCACCAGCCAACATGCGCCGCGCTGTCGATTGCCATGCGAGATTTGGACCAAGGGGCCACCCTGAATTCGCTGGACATGGATACGAAAACTTTTCGACGTGAGCAAATACAACACGGGCGATATTATCAATCGCTTCAACAAACCTGTGTTGCAAAGAGGATGGGAAAACCAAAACAGCGTTGAAGTCAATCGAGCCATGCAATGCGCCCATCCACTTCAGCGTGTCGAGCATCGAGACGGCGTCTTTGGCGCAAAATGGTAGCGCAACACAAAGCACGCGCTAACCCTCCATCGGGTTTGAAACGATACTCCAGTGATAGCGTTTGGACTCTTCTATGACAGATTTCCACTCGCGATCAACTTCTTCTTTAGACATGCGTTCCACTTCGTTTATAGCGCGAGTTGCGGCTTTTAACGCACGCCATTTAGCCAAATTTTGATGCGCGTCGCTCATGCCAAAGTCGAAAGTTTCCAGTTCGATGACGAGTTTGTCAGTATCGGCGCGAACGGAATTTCGTGAATTGCCCCAGCCAATTCCTTCTAACTTAATTCCTTCTGGCATAATCAACCCTCCATCGGATACGCGGCCATTTCTTCAGCGAGGTCTTTGTAGTCGCCCACAGGCACAGCATCTGACTTCGGCTTCGGCTTACCCGGCTTGCTACCGCGCAATTCCTCGACATCTTTTAGAGCGGCGGCGAGTTCGGCCTTTGCCGCGAGCAGTTGTTTTCGCGTGACGCCGAATAGCGCGGCCCGGTGCAGCACGCTTGCTTGTAATCCAACCTTCTCCGCGAGCGTCATGTTGCCGTTGCCAGAAAATAGCTTCTGAACCGGACCATAACCCTTGGCCAGCGTCTCTTTCATCTCCGCGTCGTCCGGGTCAATGCCCAAGTCGCGGTAGTATTTCGCCTGCGTCTCTTGGTTTGCGATGCGCCACATACGGTCGGCGGCTTCGCGTTCCTGCGCGGTGTGGGCTTGTGTCTTCTTTTCTTCCTCCGCGCCACGGTTGCGATACTCGGCGATGGCCTCCTTCATGTCCTCCTGCTGGCGATGTAGGTCGTGATAATGGTTCATCACGAGTTGAAAGGAATCACCGAAGGCTCGCTTAGCCGCGCCGTACGCTTTGCCCGCTGGAAGATTGTAGATTTCTATGAAGTCCTCGACGGTCGCCGGGCGCGTGCGCGGTTGCTGAGTGTCTTCGTCAACGCCTTCGATGTATTCCAACTGGCGCACATCATTGAAAGCGCGTGCTTCCGTGCGCTTGAATGGAGCGAGATGCTTCGTCTTGAACTCGTCGCTTTCCTCGTACGCCTTGAGACGCAATCGACCTTCGTATTCTTCGATGCGCTTGTTTGCGGCGGCGAGTTGTTCAGCGAGAGGTCCAGTATCCGATTTAGCAGTTGAAGCAATTCCATCAAGCTCAGCGATTCGAGCTTCAAGCTCCTGAGCGCGCGCAGTAAGTTGCTTGTTTGCCTTCTTGACGTTCTCGTAAACTCGCTTGAGTTCTCTGTTCGTGCGTGGTTCCGGTGGAACATCTTCGACTTTTTCCGTTTCGGTTGCTTTGTCCGTTGTTTTTTCCGATGTGGTTTCAACATCATCGTCAGCACCTTTCTTTGCATCGTCTTTTTTGTCATCTGCGCTTTTATCCGAAACTGGCTCAGCATCCACAGCGTCGGGAAGGGCGTCTTCGTCTGTAAAAAAGTTTGACCGTTCGAGAGTTTTCGAGGGTTCTTTTACGGTCGATGAAGCGGTGCTTTCTGCCTGCTTGACGGTCGTTGTAGCACTCGCATCTTTAGTGGCCGTGGGTGTGGGATTTGCTGTTACTGTTGCAGTGGCTACTGGCATAAAACTAATCTGGTTTGAGCTTGAGTTTTTAGTCGAAAACTATAAGGATTTCACAACGGCAAGCCCGTGCGAGGCCTGGCAATGCAAGCCGCGGCTAGGCGATGTGCGGCACGGCAATGCAAGGTGTGGCAAGGTATGGTTCTAGCGACTAGTTGGAGCAATCTGACTGGTCGCCTTTTCATAGATCAATCTTTCTTGTTTCGGGAAGCGGCAATTTGTTCTTCGACATTGTAATTCAATCTCGGCACTGAGGCCACGGATATAGCTTCCTGCACTTCGCCGCAATTCAGAAAGTGCGTGACGAATTTGCGAGCGCCTAGAAGCTGTTCAGCCGTCGCGCCGTCCCAAGCCATCCGAGCCAGCGTATGAGCAACCGCTTCGTGAACCAATCTTTGACGAGCGATGTCTTTCCACGGCGTTGATAACTCAGCGTCTTTTTGGAACAGATTAAGTGAAGCGAATTCCACCATATTCAATACTTGCTGTTGCGTTTTGCCCGGGCCGCGTCAGCGCGGGCGAATTCCTTCGAGACGTTGCGCGGCGGGCATTTCTTGCGGGCCTTGGAAGGATTGTACGCGCAAACCGCCATAAATCCGGCCATTTTCTTTGAGGTTGAAGGCATAGGTCATTTGTATTTGTAAACGCCAGCTTCGCCAATCTCGCGCTTGGTCTTGTTCCGTTCAGCAGGCGACATCTTGAGCCGGTGCATTTCGGTTTCGATGTAGCGGCGGCGGTCGTTTATCGGCATCTGGCGAGCACGCTTGATCCAGTATTCAATGTAAGTGTTGATTTCGCGAGCACGTTTTACCCGTTCTTCGTTAGTTTTGTAAGGCTCAATCTTGAAGCCCAACGATCCAGCACCTTGTCGAACAAGTTCGCCTGGGCGTGGTTCTCTCATGCCGGGAACGCCAAGTTCCTTGCCAAGTGCTCGCGCGGCGGGCTGAACGCCAATGGGCGCAGGCACAAGTTGCAGGCCAGCTTCTTGAGCGCGATCCCATGTGGTTGGCAATTTCGTTCCGATGGCATCTTCGCCAGAGCCTAGAATCATCAAAGCACGGCCAACAGGCCCAAGCTTATTCGATGCGATTCGAGACACAATGTCACCTGCTGTTGGTTCCGTATGCGAATAACGAATCAGGTTATGCGTGATTTCGCCAAACACAGACAACGGCGAGAACCAAAATCCTTCGCTCTGGCCAGTCAGATCAGGAATGAAAGCGTCGAGCTTGTGGTTGCCTTCCTCATTATCCAATGTCGAATGCCCGCGAGATAGGTAGTTGAGAAGTTGAGTCAGTGCCACATAAGCGGCGAGTCCGGTGCCGACTGTCTTAGCCACGGTGCCGACATGCAATCCTTTTCCGGCTGCAACGTCGGCGACGGTTTTTCCGGTTTGACCCACGGCGCGGAGTTCGCGTCGAGCCAACGATTCGACCCATTGCGGTGCCAGAAACGCCATCTGCATCAAATCGCGTATCGCCGGATTCTTGATGATGCTCTGGCGCTGAAGGTTCCCAAACAACACATTGATGTCTCGCGCCACTTGCCGCGCAACTTGAGTTTCGTTCAGGTTCGGATTGGACTTAGCCACGCGCTCAAACTCAGTCAAGAACGTCTCGACCATCGCCCCTCGAGTCAGTTTCTCGAACAGCCATTTCGTGAATCGGCTAGTACCCAACAATCCTTTTGCTTCGGTGTAGAGCGCATCAGCGAATCGACCGACGTTCAATCCGTTGCGTTGGCCAAGCTGCGCCAATTCACGCGGCGTCATGTGGACCGTTTTCCCATTCACTTCCAAGGCTTGAGGTGTGCGAACCCATGACGCCATCTCTGAGGTGATTAGGTTTCGGTCCACCGCATCCGTCAACGCGCGGTCGGACAGTTCCAAAAGGCTAAGTCCTTTGTCGTAAGAGAAACTTCCGCGAGCCGCCAAGCTGGTCTGCATGGTTCGACTGGCGTGAAAACTATCAAGTAAAAGCAATCGGTGCTTCAGCCAACCGGCACTCGCCATTCCAGCACGACCAACAGCGGACTCGCGAATCTGGCTCGTGCCAGTCAGCGCGTTGAACAAATGCGAATATCCCTGGCGCACGGCAATGCGAACACCGGGAATGATTTCCTTCGGGACATAGCCTTGGGGCGCTGAGAATTGTGTGTCCACGGTGCCGTCTGGTCGCGGAATCCTTCGGGAAACCATGTCCGTCATTATCGGATCACCTGAATACGGGTCTGCAATGCCCTTGAATCCTTCTGCCCACAGTTTTCGGTTCACGAGCCGTTGGCCAGTGCGAACGCGATGTTCAACAAGGTCTGCGATGTCGAGATTCTTGGGTTTGTACCCGGCTTCGATGGCGCTGGCGTAATCGGGGAAAACCTTTGCCTTCTTGAATCCGGTGCTTCCCGGTTTACCGCCAACTTCTCCGAACAACACGCCTCGGTCGGTCAAAATGTTCTCGTGACGTTGCGGCACGTAATGATTCTCATACGCCACGTCTATTCCATTGGAACCTTCGTATGACATTTGTTCATCCAGCAACAATCGAGTGCGTTGCGCCAACGGTTGCAGGTCATCCCAATTATCTTGTGCGTACCGAATGGCGGCTTCAGCGTCGGCATCTCCTGCGACCTTGACCAAATCCGTGTCAAGCTTTGCGCGATTGCCTTTGGCTTGGATAACGAACACAGCGGCTTTACGAGCGAGTGAATTATCGACCAGTTTACCGCTGCGCTTGTCCTGCGTGAGCACGCGCAATTCTTGTCCAGCCTCACGCCCCTTGTTGGCCGGAATCGTGTCAATCATCGCATCGGCCAGTTGCGACATATCACGCTTCACCGGACGCCGCTGATTGGTCGCCTTGATGTCTTCCCAAAGATTCGACATTGCAGTGCGGAATCGGCTTTGCGATGCGGTCGGTCTGGTTCCTGTCGGTTGCGTCGGCACTGCTGGAGTTCCACCAACATTGGCGGGTTGACTTTGCGGTGATGCCGCGCCCTGCGAGGCACGGAAGATTGCCGCACGAGTTTGCTCAGAATGTTCTCGAATTTGCTTCAGATAAGGTCGGATTTGCGGGCCATATTCCTTAATCATCGCCGCCGTCCACTTGGCGATGTCGGTGATACCGCGTTCCAGCAACGCCGCGCCTTTGACGATGTAAGCGGCGAGTTGCACCGGATCAAGTCCGACGTTCAAGCGCCCGCGCCCTTCCTTGATTGTGGCATCGGCCCATTTCTCCAAGCCTGTGCCGGAAATAATGCCCGGACGTTCTTCGCTAAGACGATTCTCCGTGATGGCCTTTGTCAGCGCATCGTAAGTGATCTTGACCTGATTCGCCGTGAGCGGTTTGTCGGGATGCACCATCGCCTTCACGCCTTCGGCGATCTGTTGCGCGATTTTCTCAGCGGCGGCACGCGGATAATCCTTCACACGCCTGATGGCATCTCCAAGCGACTCGACTAATTGCGTTGCCGCACCGCGTTCGATGCCTCGACGCAAAAGCTCGTTGATGGCCAGTTCTTCGACCTTGGCGGCGGGTAGCAGGTCGAGCGTCGGTTCAGCGGTCGCCAACCCGCCTTTGGCTTCGGCAACGGCATCCTCGACGGCCATGCGAAGGCCGGATGGCTGCAATGGCAACGTCTCTGGCGCTGGCAGATTTCCAATCGGCACTTCGCCTTGTTCAGCAGGCTTCGGCAATGCCTCTCCGGTGCGCTCAACAGCTTTGCCTTCTTCGGCGACGAGCCGCGCCATCTCGCCTTCGGCGCTGCGCGTCAGTTCATTGACGGCAAGTTCCTCGACGGTCGGCTTTGGAAGTGTTTCCAGCATCTCAGCATTGGCCGGAATCCCTCCTTGTGGCGCTGGTTTTGGTTGCTCTTGAGGAACAACACGCAATCCAGACGGTTCCTGAACCAATGTCTCTGGCGCAGGCAAATTAGCTGACACTATCGGAGCACGTTCGACAACCGGAGCAACTGGAACAGTCGGCGGTTTGGCTACCGTTGGAGTTGGGGCTATTGGTGCTGGACGGCGCAATCCTTGTCGCAGCAATCCAGTTCCAAGCAACGCAGTGCCCGTGCCGCGACCCGCAGTCTCCGGCTCTCCGCGTTCAAAGCCAACGGACGCCTCACCCGCACCGCTGCCCAAAGCGCCTGCACCGAAATAAAGCGCCATCAGGCGACCGGCGATTGGATTGGCCGCGATTGGCACGAGCGGCAAATTCTCTGGCAATCCTGCACTGCGAACGCCTTCCTCAATGGCGCGACCAGCCGACGAAATGCCCTTAACTCTCGCTTCACGCAACGCCTCATCGCCACCAGCGCCCAACGGCAATTTGCGAAGCACGTTCTCCAGAGAACCGGGGGCTTCGGGAGGCAACAACAACGAAGGAATCAGCGAACTGCCTAAAGGGTCGAGCGAAAGACGCCGCACTTCGTTTTCCAACAGGCTACGGTCGTCAGAATCCGGCACGAAAGTCTTTGGAACATTCGTGTCATCGTCCGGGATGAAAGTGGCCGGAACTTCTATTGTGTCTGAAGCTGCCATCCGCTTGGAAGGGTATCGCCTTCTTCAATGGTTCCAGTTCGTCCGTTTGGACCAACTACGCGCACTCGTCGCTTAGTCGATTTTCCAATCTTTCGTGCGCCAGAAGACAGGTCAAGCAACTTGCTGTTCACATCCTGAAGGGCTTCCATACGTGACTGAATGAATTGCTTCTGTTCGTCCTCTTTCATGCCAAGACGGTCCACGTTCTCCAACTCAGCATTGATAACGCTCATTCGAGCGCGTTCGACTTGCACCTGTTGCGGTGCCGTCAGCGTGATTCCTTCGGCCTTCTGGAAGTGTCCCGTGTTCGGACCTGTCGCAATTACGGAACCAAGCACTTCTTTTGTGATCGGATCATTAACCGTGAAAACTTCACCAAGTTTATGCTGTGTTCCGGTTGCTGAAAATGGCGGGAAACTGAGGCTCTTGCCGTGAACAACAGCTTTGCCAACGCCTGGACCAAAATCCTGCACTGTGAACGCTGTCGGTGTTTCCTCGAAATCCTGTTTGCGTTTCTCCAAAGCAAGTCGCCCTGTATCGTAACCAAGCAATCGCGATTCTTGTTCGGCCTGGTGCTTCTGTAGCTGCTGCAACTGCGCGGCGTCCTGCGCGATCTTCTGCACGTTGAGCAGGCGTGTCTCCTCGAACTCGCGTTGGCGCTCTGCCGCGCGTTCAGCACGTTCTTGCGCTTCTGCCTGTCTCTGGGCCTGCGCTTGGGCCAACGCCTGCGCTCGGATGCTCTGGTCGGTCAGCTCTAAGCCGACACGAGCGCCAGCTTGGAGCGCCTGTGAGAACAGGTTCGGCGTGATGCCAGCAATCCAACTCGGAATAGAATCAATCGCCACGGTTAGAAATCGTCTGTCGGGTAAACCGGCTGCTGCGGTGCGCCAGTGTCCCAGTTGAACCAGTCATTCCAGTAATCGGTGCTGTTCGTGCCTGCTGGACCGACGCCAAACATGCCGCCACCGCCGCCAAGGAACGGATCATTGAACCAATCAGTAAACCCACCGCCACCGGGCGTCGCGACAGAGCCGCCTTCAGGTCCGGGGAACCCGCCGCGTGTGCTGGACCACATATCGCGTGGCGCTGCGCCTTGCGTGCCCCAGTTAATGCCAGTGCCGGCATAGTAAGGCGTCACCGGCACGTTGCCCCACACGCTTTCACCAGAGAACGGCGCCCAAGGACCAGCGTTGAAGTTGCCCGGCGCATTGAGATTGCGCGGAGCACCGCCGCCGCCGCCACCGCCGAAACTCACGCCACCGCCGCCAGTGCGCTGCAACTTGGCCAAGTATGCGTTGAACAGGCGCTCCGCTTCGCGTGCGGCGGCTTGCGGATCAGGTGCAGCGTTCAACGTGGCGTTGCGATTGGCGACTTCAAGCTGCGTCTCAGGCGAAATCGTCAGCGTCTTTGCCAGCGTCGGCAATGCCGCGAGAAGGTCAGCGCCGCCCTTGGATTTCTGCGCCTCGGCTGTTAGCCCGAGCTGGCGCAGCCCCTTGGCACCCGCGAACGGGCTGAGTGGAACGCCCGCACCGATGCCGAATTGCGCGGCAGTGTCTTGGAGCATGGCAACTGTCTGCGGGTCAAGTTCGCCCGCGAGTTCGCTGCCGATGTTCGCGGAAAGCGCACTGATGTTGCTCCCGAGATTTGGAAACACGCCTGCGACATCTTGGTAAATTGGAGGCAGACCGATAGCAGACGGTACAGCGCCAAAAGGCCCCTGCCCGCTTCGCGGTGGTGCGTTCAAGTTCCAAGACGGCACTCCACCTGTGTCAATCAGTGGAAAAAAGTCATCGCCTGTTCTTCGATTTGAGCTTCGATTTGGCATGTTTTTGTTGCTACGCGATGCTGACTTTTGGTAATGTTATCCCATCACATGAAAGGACAATCTCTCTCCGAACGACTATGGCAAAAGGTAACAAAAACTGATGGATGTTGGCTATGGAATGGCCACATAAATCAAAAAGGTTATGGCACTTTGAAAGTAAATGGAGTGCCACGGTCTGTTCATCGGATTGCTTGGGAATTGTATTATGGTGAGCCACCGGGGGAATTGTTGATCCTGCAAACCTGCAATGTTCGCCATTGCCTAAAACAAGAGCATTTGATCGTTGGCAAAGCGCGACATGAAAAAGCCATCTTTGAAAATTACATAAATAAGGATGGTCCACTGCACCGTTCAAATCCAGAGCTTGGACATTGTTGGTTATGGACTGGAGAAATAGACAAAGACGGTTACGGAAGGTTTCCTTCAGAGAAAGGTAAGTATTTACGGGCGCACAGAGCCGCATGGCAAATTGAAGTTGGACCCATTCCAGATGGCTTGCGAGTGCTTCATTCTTGCGATGTAAGAAATTGCGTGCGCGTTTCGCATTGCTTCCTTGGAACCAATGACGACAACTCGAAAGATATGGTGAGCAAAGGAAGACAAGCCTGTGGAGAACGGCATAGCCAAGCAAAGCTGAACGAACAACAAGTGAAGGAAATTCGTGCACTTCGAAATTCAGGATGGGAGTTAAAGCCATTGGCAACTCGCTTTGGAGTTCACTTTTCAATAATCTCTGACATTGCAAATCGCGTGACATGGAAACACGTTTCATAATCACACGATTGTACCGACCCCGACAGAGCGTGGGGTCGCGGTGCCCCAAGGTTCAATTGAAATCGGAATCTGGTCTTCTGGAATATGGCGGCGCACTTCGAGATTGAGTTCATGCACAGCGCGAGCCTGTATTTTTAGCGCGTCATCGTGGTCGCCCGCGTCTTCGGACCTGATACTCAGCATTTCGAGTTTCAAAGCTGTCCAGTTGTCGATTAAAACTTGGTCCTCGTCCGTTTCGACAGGGATGAAGCGCAGATTCACCAACGCCTCAAGGCTCGTGATACCGTTGCAATTCGATGTGCTGCACACACCGACACGCCGCATTCCTTTGATGGTGCTGTGAAGAAACGATGGCGACCGTTCGCTTGGCTGATAATATGCCATGTCTTCCATCACATCTGCGACCGGATTGTAAGCATACAACCGCACCGGACCCATCGTCGCGTCCTTAAGGATACGGGTCACTTCGCGCACCAGAAACGGTGTGCCGACAAACGGGATTGCGAGCGTGAGAACTACTCCCGGCAACCAAGTGCCATCGGCTCGTTTCGTGAAGATTTCCTGGCCATTATCGTCGATGCCGAACAGCGTCACTGTTTTTCCAACATCAGCTTGGTAAGCAGGGAAGGCGCGAATATATCGGGCATTGCCACAAGTCAATTGCGCCTGCACTGGAGTTTGGCCATCATGCTGCACAACCAAATTTCCGCAACGGGACATGGCGCAGCGATAATCCGCACCGTTCATCGGTAAGAATTGCCAATAATAATCGCTGTTGACGACCTGACGCCCGCACAGATTCGTCGCAAGCACCGTTTCGACGGCACGCGGCCAAGTCACGGATTGGCAACGGACACAGGTGCGAAGTTTTCTCACGGTGCCCCAAAACCCACCGCGCTGCATCAAACGCTCCGTCGCCTCGTTAGTCATGGCGCGAAACGTCTCTTTGGAACTACAAATTCCAACGACATCTGATGCTCGTAATGCTCGAAATTCTCCGAAAGTCATGTTCCCCTATCCCAAATTCTTCCGCTGGGTTTCACGATATACACACCAATCGCCTGCGGCGGTCCCGGCGCAGCGTCATCGAACACGTCCAGAGCCGTGAGCGGTGCAATGGCGACGGTGCCGACGCCAATTGGCCATTTATCGGTGAATGCGGTGTCTTGCTGCCAGAAAGGTCCGGTTGATTGCGAAATCGAGCCTGGCTCACCCCCGTCATAAAGTTCCAAATCGTTAAGATCGCCCACGAATAGACGGCGCTCATCGACGGGCACAACCCCGCCTCTCCAGTGGTTAGCCGCCCATGCTCCGATAACGACGTTCCAGGTAAATAATCCCACAATGACTCCGGTGCTCGCGTCAGTTTTCGCCCAGATGCGCCCGCGCTGTTCGACCGTCGGTTGGTTCGGCCCCATGATGGCGAACGCGAACTCATTCGGCAAAAACACTTCGATGCTCGCGGCGATGGCATTCGCCAGCTCTTGATTGTTCGCGGGGCAAAATCCGATTGGAAACGGCGAAACTTCGGTGCGTAAAATGATGTCGTCGGTGGGCATCGCACAACCAATGCGCCTATTCTGCGCGATTAGCAATAGCGAAAAGCTATCGCTCAGACCAACTCCACCTCAATCGTGGTCGCAATCGCCGTGAACGAGAGCGGCGTGACATTGAGCGTGATGACGCCGTTGGTGACGAGCCGGAAGTGCAGGCCCGCATTCGTGTTGCCATCGGTCACTGGCGCGAAGATGCCGCGAAGCATCTCGGCGCTCGTGTCGAGGTCCGTGGAGCGCGTGAGCACCCACGGCGTTCCTACAGAGCCGAGCGATGTCACGACGTAGCTGCCATTGTTCTGTCCAAGAGCCTCGTTCTTGACCAGCACACGGTCAGCAATAGAAAGCGCGATGCCGTCAATGGCGGGCAGAGCACCGTTGACGTTAGCCGTGAGCACGTTCAGGACGCGCGTGTTTGCGGGCAGCGCAGCGGTTGTAGCAACGCGCCATGCGGTTTTCTTGCCGAACATCGTCCAACCCACGACATCGGACGAGAAAACGGCGGTGCCTTCAGGTGCGTATCCAGCCCCGCCGAGACCGACCCATGAGACCACATTACCTTGGACTGGGTGAACATAGACAACAGCAAGAATCCACGCACAGCCAGTCGGCGTGGCTTGCCCAGCGGTGTCGTGGTAAATCTTGGTAACAGCAGGCGTGTCGAGAAGCGCGTTGTTGAGTTGGAACGGCGCAAATCCGCTCGTGACGCGCCATTCGTAATTGACGTAATTCAGGTTCGGCTCGAACACGGGGAAGGTGCCGTCCCAAACAGTGCCAGCACCAGCGGTGCAACTATCGAATGGCGTCAAGCTGCTGAGAACCGATGCGAGGTTCACGATGCGAAGCTGCATTGCGGCATAATCGAGAGCGGCTTTACGAATGCGCGTGAGACGCCATGTAACAGGGGCAAAAGTGACATAAGGGCAATTATTCCGCACTTCCACCGTGATGGTATCTTCGAGACTCTGGAATGTGATACCCCCTTTGGGATAGCCGTCTTCAGCTTCAGCCAGCGTTGGTGATCCGCAACCGATGGTAGCGCAATCACAGAAATACGGCAACTCCTCGCGCGAGGTTGTATCGTGAACGATGCGGACATTGCTATCAACGCCTTCTCCGAAGCCTGAAATGTTTACCATCCACTCCAAGAACGGCGGGTCGGGAAATAGTGGCGTTGCGAGACGCTCCACAGCGCCGCTAATATATCGCACGGTGTAGGTGCCGAGAAGAAGTCCAGTCCATGAACTGTCGGAAGTGTTGTCGAAGCTGTTTACGGAACGGTCGCCGAAGCTGGTGTTGTCGGTGACGCCAAGGTCACACGGCACATCGCTGGAAACGGTGAGTCGGAACACGCGCTTGCAGATCAGCCGCGTCCGCGTGGCGGGATTGATTGCGCCCGTGGCTTGCGCGACGAACGTGAACAGGCCCGACACCATTGGGATACCGGAAATGACGCCATCAGCGGATAGGCTCAATCCCCCAGGCAACGCGCCGCCAACCACCGTCCATACGACCGGCGTCAGCGCACCGGATTGCTGCAAGGTCTGAGAATACTCGGTGCCAGAGAACGCCTCGGGCAACGTGCCCAGCGTAGAGATGGTGCAATTCTGACTCTGACGTGCGTTCTGCGCATTGTAAGCCTGCGCTTCACAGAGCGCCAAGTGTTCGGCAGCGGCGTCGGCGATTTCTTGCGCTGCGGTGTTAAATTGCGCTTGCGTGAAGTTCGCGGGAAGATACCTCGTTAAAATTACACCATCACAACAAGTAAATCGCAATGGATTTCCGCCTGTCGGCGGTGTGTAAGGAATCGCGCCATCGGGAATGATTATTGGGTGTGGATAGGCCCCAGGTGAACACGAGAATCCTTGTGGACAGTTTAAGATGAAACCCGTCTGCGCCGACAAAAATGTCAAACCCTGAGTGTAGAATGGAGGCGCTGGAACTGGACAGCATTCCACTGGCGGTTCACAAATCACTGACACTGGCAAGCTCACGACACATCCTCCTGCAAAGTGCAAAGTGGCTTCGCGAATTTCGGTTCCGGTACAATACTGGACATAAACCTCGAACCGAAATATTTCATATGCCCCTGAATCACAAACCGGAATTGAATGCGTTTTCCATCCGTCAGCGGTCGGTCGTTGATTTCATCGCAACTACCTTCAGGTTTTCCGAAGCCTATGGGGTCTCGAATCTGCGGCGGCACATTGTTGATTCTGCTGCATCCGGTGAGCGGATCAATTCCACATGATGCGAGTGCGGCACAGAGCGAGAACCGCGTCCATAAATTCCAACACGGATATTCGTCTGCTCGCCAATACACTGTCACGTCCACACGCCCTTTCACGTCGTAAAAGTAGCCTTCGCCATCTTCGAGCCGGTTCAATCCTAACCGATTTTGGTCAGCGTTACGGAAATCCAACGCAGCAGTCTCAATCGACCAAATGATCGGCGTCTGGTCATTGTCCTCGATGACATCGGTTTCGCTATTAAGAATTTCCCAAAACTCAATCTCCTGCGCGGCGTTCAGGACGAACGCGAAGCACCGCTCCACGTCGTTGAATCGGCCTTTGACGAATTGCAGAACGCTGATGCCAGTCCCCACGCTCTCCCACACTGTCGGCGCTTTGCCTCGAAGCGAGCTGATCAGATCAAAGTTGAGTGCGACCCAGCCGCGATGCAAGACACCGTGTTGGGTGAACACAGGAGATACAGTCATCAACAAACGATTGTCGAACACAACTGCGCTGGAATATTGGAGCAAAGCTGTATCGTCCTTTTTGAGCACATCGGAGACTTCGCGGCTCATGGGCACGTTGCCCCACGTTGCGAAATCTCGCCGACCAAGGATGAGCGACCAAATGCCGACCGTGCCGCGATACCACAAATCACCTTTAGCAACGACAGTGCTATATTGTGACAAACCTCCGCTCTCGACCTGCGATACGGTCACGATTGGATTTGTGACAGTCGCCCAGTCAGCGGTCGTGGTCGGCGCATTGCACGAGAAAACGATTTCAGGAGTGAGAATTTGCACCGGCCCTTGGCCAAGTGAAGCGTCGAGCGTCGGCACGCCGCGAATGGCGGTGATTTCGCCAACACTGCCGGGAACCCGGAACCGCTTGTTGCTCGCCAGATAAAGATTTTCGCTGATATGCAGGACGGCATCTCGAAATTCCTCAGCAAGCGTACCTGAAGCACCTCCAACCGCGTCGCCAGCAAGGAATGTGACGCCATCTGGTCCGGCCTGCCACACACGTCCAAGCCAATACGTGCCCATGCGTGCGATTGGCAATTCAGGATTCGCACCGACGAGCACCGAACGCCGGGACGTGGCACCGTCAAAAAAGATCGGCACCGATTGGCCGTCGTTAATAATCATCCATTTCTCAGCTTGCCAGAGCCACGCTTGCGTGCGCGATGCCGGGTTCACGTCCCAGAACGTCAGCACTGCACCAGCGGCGACGAGCGGGCCGGGATCGTCGATGTTTTCGACAGTCAGGACAGTTGGCGAGTCCACGGAGACAATAATGTAGTTGTGATTGCCTACGCGAATCTCGAAGTTTGCGCCGAGGTTTACGGTCGAGAGCACCGTGATCGTCACCGTCGCGCCGATGGCTGGCACCGCGAATCCCACGTCAACGATGGTGTTGTGTGCGATGGTGATTTCGCGCACCGAAGCTGTCCTCGCTCCTGGCGTGAACTGGAACAGCCGACCGCCGATGGATGCGATGATTGAACCGATGCCGGAATCACTTCGATAGTACGC